TTGTAATCCATTCATATGAACTGTAAAGAAACTTGAAGTTGGATCAGCACTTATTTTAGTGTAATTAGTGTCAAAATCAACTACCCATTCCTCTGTATCTAGATCTTTAATAGCCCAATATGACGAACTAGGCAATAATTTAGTATTAGTTACATATAATTGATTTGTATTAAATGTTCTTGGTGGATATTGATCTCTAACCCCTAATCTAAATTTATTAACTGAATCTTGTTGAAATTCAGATTTATTATTTTTTAAGGAAACAACAGCTTTATGATTATTGGTTACAGTTAAACTACCAGTAACGAATGTACTATCATCCCATCTAATTTCCAAACAAGGAGGATAAATAGTGTGAGTATCTGAAGAAAAATATTTTAATTCAAATGGTGAATAGTTTGTTGAAAATTCAATCCCGTCTGGGTGTTTTAAAATAAATCCTTCATTTTGTATTCTTACAGGAGCAAATGGATTTGTTTCATAAGCATAAAAGGCTGCTACAATTGAGGTAACATCCATTTCAATATCTTTTTCATCGTTATTAGTAAATAATTGAGAAGATATTGGAGATCCATAATAATCACCTCCCCCATTTGACCAAACCCACCCTAAAGTTCTATTATCCCAACTTACTCCATCTGTTGTGGTGGGGACATTTGATAGACGACCGGTTCCAACATCCCAACCTGAAAATATAGGTTGGCACAATATTGTATAATCTGAAGGAATTTCAGAAGCATTTGCTAGATATAATTTTAAATATGCTTTATAATTATTTCCAGATACTTTACTAGCGACAGTATTAACTATTTCGCTAGTTGAAAATTTAATAAGAGATCTAGAAGACTCTCTTGTACCTTCAATAGCACTTTCAAATGTACTAATTTCTAGAATTTCGTCTATCCCTGTATTAGTTGCAGGGTAATATGAGAAAATTGTTGCGTCCTTTTCAGGGAATAATTTGTATACGGCCATGTAAAAGAGTTTCCGGTTATGCTACATATAAATATAGCAACCGGAAACTCCTATTTAATTATGTGTTATCTTAAATATTATGCTAATAATGCATGATATTCTTTAAAATGTTTAATTCTATCTGCTAATCCAATAGTTCCACCATTAACACGTTTAGTAATTTGTGTAACAACTGCATCAGTTGCACCACCATCTGCTAATTTATGTAAACCATTTTTGCTAAAGAACCACGCTGCTGATAGCAAAGCATGTTTACCAGCCACAACTGTTGGGTCCTTTGTTAGATCTTCATTAATAGCTTTACCGAATGCTGTATAGTTATCTTTACCTGTTAGTTGAATATAACCACGACCACAATATTTAAAACCTTCCCCAGATGCTTCGGGGCCATTACCCATTCTATTACCATATACTTTATTAGCAATTTTTTCTGGGTTACGAGCATATTGGTTTGCTAAAGCTTCAGTTGGGAAGTATTTTTTAAAGATACCCATTAATCCTTTAGCAGAGTAATTTAAATTTTCTTTAGTTAGTCTAAATCCACCTGATTCATGACCACATTGTGCTAAGAAATGAGCTAAACGTAATGGAGTATTTATTTGGAATTTTTCCATAACTCCTGGAATTTGGGCTATAACAGCCTCTGGAATGTGTCCTTTTAATTTTTCTAGGTTCATGTTTTATTTTAGTTTATAAGGTTATTACTCTTCCTTGAATATCAACATCAGGATATCTTACTTCAAATATTGCAGGATCTAATGATGGGTAAATAACTCCATTTTTTGTAGCTCCCTTAATATCATAGCCATAAAGAGAATAATTACCTCCTTGTTTATTTGATATTTCTACTTTAACAACTGATTGTACTCCTTTTACTTGTAATAAAAGAGAATTAATATCAGATAAAATAATTGGTTGATTAATTTGCCAATTACTTATATTAAAATGTTCTTTAAGAGCTATTAAACAACTGGTTATGACATCTCTATTATTATATCCTGTAGCTACAGTTATATCAAAATTTACACTAATATTAATGTAGTAAGCATTTTTTATATTAATAGAATCTGTTAATAGTTTATATTCTGATAAGTGTGTTTTAATATTATTTTTAAGTGTAGTACTTGCTAATATAACATTCTTATTAACATTATATGCTAACACATAGGCACTAATTGCTAATGGATTGTTATCTAGTAATCTATCATTTCCTGAGTTTGGAGATAGTTGAGCATCTTGTGAAATGTATACTTTAGCTACAGATCCAAAATCACTATCCATACTTAATATACGAGACATATAATCTTGTTTAGTTACTGCTCTATTTTGAGCGGTAAAAGCATGTAATGTATTTTGGCGAATTTCTTCAACTGTATCTCCATCTCTACCCCCACTAGCTGGGAAAGGGTTGGTTATAGTTAATGTATCGAAATAGTCGTTTTTATTTTGTTGGGTTATGCTTCCTTTAAAAGTAATATCATTGATGGTAAAATCTTTTCTAACAATTGTATTTGATTCAACATTGCTACTTACACCACCACCTACTAAATATTTAATCGTAAATATACCTGTTGGCGCTAAACCATATTCTCTAGTTACAAATATAGCAGCTTTGTTATATGTGTTGGAAGGATCATATATATCTTGAACAGTACCTAATGCAGCATCGTTCGGGTTAGGTAATAAAATAGTATCAGCATCACTTCTAACTCCTGCTCCAAATTGTATTTCTAAAGTACCATCTGAATCTAATCTGGTTACATATCTTCTAGGAGTTTTGGTATAGCTTAAAATATAATTAACCCCATCAATATTAGATGATGAGTTAACTGTTTTATTTATGATATTTTCTTGTGCTAAATAAGGAACTTCATACCATTTATTAGTAGCACTATCTGTTACTTCTAAAACCTGTAATATTTTTTCATCATTTATTGTAAAACTATTAAATTTTGTTGGTGTTAAACCAAAATTATGAGTAACAGTTTTAACTTCAGCAGATATTGCTTTTACTTTTTTAATTAATAAAAAGTTTGAATTTGAGAAAAATGAAACTTCTCTATTGGAGGTTGTTGAAAAATCAACTTCATCTAATATAATAAATTGAACACCACTAATACTACTAATAGGGGTATTAGCGGGGAGTACCATACAAAAATCTGGATTTGGTATTTGAGTTCCTGTAAGTATATCAGTTATAGCAGGTACTAATTGGGATATTTCTAATTCAACATGAGAAGCATATGATACTTTAGGTCGATAACCTAAAGAATAAGCTAATGCAATAGCATTACTTTTTTCTTTTGTATATAATAAGAAATTTTCTTGTAGTTGAGTATCAACGTAAAATGATAATACATCTCCCACATATGAAGCCATTTCAATAAACATCAATCCTGGTGATGCTTCTGAAAAATCATTATATGCTGTTGGGAAATATGATTTAGCATAGTTGATTAGTGTGCTTTTAAAATCACTAAAATCTTTATTTAGATATGATATGTTCTTACTTTCAGCCATTATTCAAAATTAATATTTAAATTTTCACTTTCCCCAGAAATATTAACATAATATTCTATATTAACATTTACTTTATTATTATCTGTTTGAGGATTTATTGTAATATTAGTTAATGTAACTTCTGGTATAAATACATTTACATTATCTATTATTTTATTTTTAAGAGACTCGAAAGTATTTTCATCTATTTGTTCAAATAGTTCTCTTTTAATATCAGCACCAAATTCAGGATTTTCAATTCTTTCACCTTTATTAGTTAATAAAAGGTTAATTAAATTATATTTTATCTGTTCTTTAGTACTATAGCTGCTTCTAAAAGCTGAGGGAGTGTTAAAAGGTAGACCTACTCCTATTGCAATATTTTTTTGCAAATCTCTAGGATCAACACGATATGTTTGTGGTATAGGCATTGTTATCCTTGTTGCATCATTTGTCTCATTTCTTGAGGGCTAAGATTATTAGCAGTATCATTAATAAAAGCAGCAAATGGGTTATCGCTGTTTGGAATTACTTGTAGGTTTGATTGAGGTTTAGCACCTGCAGGCATTCCGAACATTTCGGCCATTTTATTACCTACTTGTGATCTCATTCCAACACTATGAACATCCCCACTATCAAAGGATAATGAGCGATTTTCAGTAAGTGGTTGAGTTTGTACAGCATTTCCACTTTTTAATTGTTCCAATAACATTAAGCCAATTTCTTCGCGAACTGCTTCACGAACTGCTTCTTTAATAACTGATTTGAATTGTTTAGCATCCATAATAATAAATATTAAGCTTTAAGATTTCGTTGATCTATGATTAATTTAAGTTCTTCAATAAGAATATCGGGATCTAGTGTGAAAGAACGTGATGATTGTAATACTTCATTACCATCTCTATTAATAGCTGTGGCGTATTTACGTTTATTTCCTTGTACTACAAATTTAGAATCATTTTCTTCTTTAAGAGCAAATTTAAACCCTTTATATTCTATATTTAATTTACCCAAACCTCCAGACCCAAGGGATAAGTTAATGCTATTAGCCAAATCATTTAAGTTTTGGTTATCCATACTTACATTATCTTCTAATATATCGTTAATTTGTTGTATTCTATCTTTTTGTTCATTTAAATCATCAATAATTCTATCCAAAACAGATGAAATTATTGGTAATATGGCTGTTAATGATTCTAATATCTTTAAGGCAAGCTCATATTTTTTTCTAAATCGTTCTTTTACAGGAGTTACTACATCGGGTGCAGGAGATGGTACAGGAATTGGGAGAAATACATCACCCAATGCTGCTATAATTGTTACAATTGAAATTATTAATCCTATCCTATCAATCGTATCTTTCATTGATAGGATTTTTCTCTCATTTTCTTGGATTATTCTAAGAGCATTATCTCTTAGTAATTTAGCTTTAGCAACATCTTCTGGTGTCTTTATATTATCTATAAATTCATTTAAATTATCTACTAATTCTTCTATTTTTTTATTTCTAACAGATACTAATTGAGCAGCAATTGTTAATGTTGCTAAAATTAAGGGAGCAGGATTTTTTTTAATCATTGCTTTAACCTTAGAAAGCATCTTAGTAGGACGTTTTATTTTAAGTCCTTTTAATTTTTTCTTAACTTTAGAAATTTCTCCTTTTGCTTTAGCATCTGCTGCTTTTAATTCTGCTTTAATTTTAGCAGGACCATTCTTTACTAGATCAATAATTTTTTGTTTCTTTTCTTTAATATTTTCTAGTAAAATATCTTTTTCAGCTTTAAAAGCTGCTTTTTCTTTTTCAATTAATTCATCATATTTCTCTCTAGTAAGTTCTTTATTTTTAACTTGTCTTTCTAATTCTTCAAACTTCTGAGTGTATTCTTTTGTTATGTTTGTAAGCTTTCTTTCTAGTTTAGTAACCTCATCTAATAATAATTGTTCTTGACCTGCTATAAACTGTTTACCTTTCTCAATAGCAAGGTTTTGGGCTAGATTAACTGCATCTTTAGCAGATTTTACTGGTATTTGTGATATTAAATTTGATATATCCATTATTTTGCTATTCTTACTTTACTAGATCTAACTTTATTAGATAATGATGTTAATACAGAATCTACAGTTTCTCCTAAACTAGTAGCAGCAACATTAATATCAGATATAGGCCCCACACCAGATACTACAGCTGTAGATAAACTATCACTAAATTTACCTAATTCATTTAATAATTTTGTTAATACTATTACCATTTCATTACCTAAAATAGCAGGTTCTGTTGGAATGTTATCACTATTTAATCCTAAAAATATTTGAGGAGAATTAATAACCACTTTTTCATCAGTATCAATACTAAGAGTATTTTTAGTATACAACTCAATGTTATTAGTTGCAAACAATAATACATTTTCTTTTCTAGCATTAATTACAACTCTATCAGATGTTAATAATGCTTGAGCACCCATATAGGTTTCAGGTAAAGTGGTTCCAGATAACGGATTTAATTTAGTTTTAGAAACTTTTAAAGGCAATTGTTGTGTTGAAGTTAAATATAAAGCAGAATCGTCTGTATTTATATTTTCAACATATGGGGATAAAAATTTAGAATTAGATTTATGTCCGTTACTTACTATAGTAATAGGATCACCATCTTTACCTGTTTTGCTCCAAAAATTTTCACTTGAATTTATTTTTGTAGTTGAACCAAACCTTAAAGCTTGACCGAATCTACCTTCTAATATATAATCTCCTTCAAATGCTCTAACAGGTTTTAAATCAGCATTTTCATTAAAACTACTTCCTAATCTGCTATCTGTTGAGGTTTGAGCATTATGGTGATTGCTATTCCATAAATTTAAAACACTAATATAATAATCTTGAGAAGTACCTTCTTTATTTTGAGAGTCTGGAGAGGGTAAATTGAAAATAAGAATTAATTCACCCAATAGTGGATAGAATTTTTGATTTGGGAAGAAAGGTTTAGCGGGGTTGTTAATAGCATAATTAATAAAATTTTCATTAGTTACAGGAATATTTTTACTTTGTTCATATTCCATGTAAAAAGCAGTACCCATTCCATCCCATCCACCAAACTTATCAAATACTTCTGATGATGGGGTTGTTTCGTCCATTACAACAGCATATACTCTTCCTACTCTAAATTTAAAAGCAGAAGGAGAGGACTGTTGTCCTAGACTAGATACAATTCCTCCTAAATTTTCCCTAATTCTTATACCCATTATTTATCTAATTGTAATTGCTTAGTTTGGATATCTTCGATTTGTTTTGTTTCATCCCCCATCTTTTTAACTTCAAGTAATAATTGTTCTTTTTCTTCTTCAGAAATTAGTAAATCACTACTACCCGCAGAAGCGCTGTTAGTCATAGCTCTCTGTACAACAGATGCCATTCTTACTAAGTGATCATTATTTTTTACTTGAACGTCCAAATATTCTTTAATAAGTGGAACAATCATCACAGCATCTGCTGGAGTATTGATGAATGGTTTAAGAGCCATGATTAGCTCTTCGATTCTATCCTCAGTTTTTTTCGTAGTCTTATATATATCCTGCAATAGATCCGAGAAAGTTTTTTTACCAAATATAACTTGGTTGAAATTTTCCATGATATTTATGTGTTATTTACGTATAAATATGAAAAAAATAAAGGTTACATTTTGATATACCCATGTTCATAAAATTCACTAAATAATTTAAGACGTATTGTATCTAATTTTTTAATGATCTTAGTGATTTGAGGTGTATCAACATCTGTAA